CACGGCCCTCGTTGCGCAGCATGAGACCCGACCGCATGCCGATCTCCGCGCGTTGCGCCCGCTCCGTTGCGTTCTCCTGGAGCGCATCGATCTCGCCCGTGTCAAATCTGACCTCAAGCCGATCCTCGCCCTCGTGCCTGAGCAGGCACCGCGTCAGCATGGCCCCAAGGGACCGCCAGAAGGGTATCATCGTCTCCTGGTAGAATGACTGCCGCGCTTCGCCATAGTTGCTGTAGGTGGACCGGTCCAGCCCCGCCCTCGACCCGATCAAGATGGGCGGCACACCGAACGCCATGCAGATGCGCGTCTCAGTCAGGCTGGTCAGCCCAGGCCAGTCGAGGTCCTTGAGCGGCGCGAGCAGCTCCATGTCTACGTCCGGCCCCTCAATGAATATCGGGTTGCCGCGTTTGCCCTTGCCGATCGTGTCGTGCAGATACCCGCGCATGTCCTGGCGCATCTCGGGCGTCAGCACAGACGCGCTCTTGATCTTGATGCCGGGCACCTTGAGGTTCGTCAGCATCTCGACCAGGTAGTCACTGCGTTCGATGTCGAGCTGGTAGTCGCGGATCGCCGCCTGCATCGGCCCGATTCCGCCCGTCGTCTTGGCAGGGTCAATGAACCTCGTATAGGCCATATCCTCGACAGCTACTGGCAGGTTCTTCTTGCCCCCGCCCTGCTTCACCCCGTAGCCGGCAACGAGGCGGCTGGCCGGGCTCTGCTCCTGCGTGAGCATAGCGTATGCCACCTCAACCATATTCGTCGGCAATGGCCACAGCTCGCGCAGCATGCCCCCCTTGTCGCGCCACTTCCAGGTGAAACTCTCCCCGGTCAGCATCAGCCGCGCCCCGATATACTGCATCAGGTCGCTGTAGTCGTAATCGGGGTTCGGGTCGCGTAGAAGATCAAGCGTCTGATGCCCCTCGACAGGCTCCCAAACACCGTCCTGCTCAATGCCTATCTCGGGCCGAGCCTCTACCAGACTCGTGCATATCTCGCGCACGCACGCGAAGATGAGGGAGCATATCCCGTAAGCCTCCTCGCGCTGCTTCTTGCTGTAGCTCTTCCAGACGTTGTCGGCATCGTTCCACTCAGCCTTGGTCACAATGCCCTCCAGGACGGACCAGCCCGGCTGGTCGCCCGCTGCCTTCCCTCCGATGAGATGCCGCAGTCCGCTCCGCAGTCCCATCGCATAATCCCCTTATTCGCCAGTCTCGTCTTGCACGCGCACGGTCCCCTCGACGACATGCCAGATCGAGACGTTGCCAGAACCGTCCGTGCTCTGGAGGTCCACATTGTAGATGCCGATATCAGCCAGGGCAGCGGTCACACTGTCGTCTGCCTTGAACCATGCAGACAAGACGTTGCCTGCTATGCTCACCTCATCGGCTTCGATTGACAGGTCTGGTGTGCCGCCCCCACGCTGTCGGGAGATCAGCAGCGCCCACGTCCAGCCGTCTTCGCTGTCAGTCCAGCCGCTCGTATCAGTAAGGCGCACGCGGCCTCTCCGCCCCCCCACAGGGAATAGGCCGCCTCTCGTTATTACGCCGAAGTTCTTCATGCGCTCACCGTTCCCTCGATGTCGAAGGCAGTCACCGTCCCCGCTACGTCGAACGCCGCGACTGTTGCCGAAATGTCGAAGGGGGCCACCGTCCCGGACACATCCCATGCAGGCGTTTCCGAGGACGCGGATGCGCCGAACACGAGCTCAACCAGCCCTGCTGCTGCGGCCTTCAATGCCCCGATACCGGCAACCGTCAGCGCCACAGCGCTGCTCCCTGCGACCTTGAATGTGGCTCCCGCTGCGCCGACCGTTCCCAAGGCCACAGTCACAGTCCCCGCAGCAGCGTATGCCGCCGCCGCCACGCCGGCAGTAGCCAACGCCACGCTCACCGCGCCAGCAGCCTTGAACGTCGCTTGCGCCGCCCCAGCGGTTGCCAGCGCCATTGTAACGCCACCTGCGGCACCATAAGTCGCCTTGCCAACTGCGCTCGCCGCGAGTGCGATGTCACTAGTGCCGGCCGCCTGGTGGGTTTCACCAGCCGCCGCGCTCGCCCCAGTCCACAGTGCTATTCCCTGTCTCGGCATTCAGTTATCCTGCTATTGGCCTGATCATGCAGAAGGGGTCGGCGGAGAGTTCGGCGATTGCACTGGCAGAAAGGGCGCGGTTCCAGATGCCGACTTCCGACATGCGGCCCAGAAAGAATAAGGTTGCCAACTTTCCAATTGTAAGCGGCGCGTCATTGTTATGTAGCGTCGTCGGGATCGCACCGTCCAGCAACTCGCCGGGCACTGCCAGACCATTGACATAAATTACAACTGTGCCATTGTCGAACGTAAAGCCATACTGTTTCGACACCGTAGCCGAGAAGTGCTGGGCGCTGACGGAATTCCAACTGCCCTCATAGCTGCCGTCCGCCGGATCGCCTAATTGGATGCGGATATCGCCGGTTGAGTGCTTCGCAAGCGACCATTCCCTTTTGTCCGTAGCATACTTACTAATGATTCCAGTAGTAGCACCTACGGTGCCCCGAAAGAACACGGAAAGGTTGGTCGTAATGTCGAAGCAGGAAGCGTCGGGCACATTGATATAGTCATTGGTGCCATCAAAGTCCAGCGCCCGACCCTGAGTGTTAGTAACCCAATCCGTGGGTGGGTCCATGTCGGTCAGCGTACCGGTATTCCCATACCCACTCAGGTCCATCGTCTCAGCACCCGACCCCTCCCACAGCGGCAGATACAACACACACCCCCGCCACAACTCATGCCCGTTCCTGCCGGGGCACCACATCGGCGGCTTGATTACGTTGCTCGCTGTTATCATCAGCTCGCTACCGGAATCGTGGCATACTTCTTGGCCGTAGCTACAGTCACGACGCTCGAACCCGTGCTGTTGTCCCAGTCAAGATGCAGCTTGAACTCGCTGATCTGGCTACAGTCCACAGTGAACGTGCGCCTGTGCGTGCCGGCCTGCGTGAACGGCATCTCGAAGCCCCACGGGCCGTCCGCCTCGACCTCATAGTCAGAGCCGTCAATGTCCCGCAGCACGTAGACGAACAACCCGCCTGTAGCCTTGGCATGGTTCGAGTAGTCAGCGTCGATACTGATCTCGACTGCCGCCTTGCCGTCACAGTCGATCACGTCAGACGTGTCGATGATCGTGCCGCCCTGCGTCAGCACAATAGCCGCGTCTATCACGGACCAGCCTGCATCCCAGTTGTACCCTGTGTCAGCCATTAGGGGGTCTCCTTCGCGTCAAGCGCACCGGCCAGGGCAATCTCGGCCTGCCCAACCAACGCGGCAATCTGCGCCTCTTTCGCAACCTCCGCCTCGTAGAGGTCCCAGAACACGCCCGTATACATGGCAAGCAACTCCTGCGGCGTGTTGTTCACCGTGTCGTACTTGCCCTCGGCACTGTAAACCCGCACATCCTCACCGTCCGTCCTGGTTGCCTGAACTCGGACTGTTCTCTGAGCCAAGTCGGCAACCTGGATCGAAACACTCCAAGTTCCAGCCATGTGTCACCTCCCCCGCGCCTAGTCGCAAGTGATGTCCAGGTCGCCCGCTGCGAACTCTATGCTATCACCGATAGCTACCGTCTTGCTCGCAGACAGCGCCCCGTGGAATAGCATGTTGCCGCCAGTCAAAGCATCGTATCCGGCGAAGTGGGTGATCACGCCCCACGCCCCTGGCGTTGCCGGGCCGAACGAGATCGCGTTCGCGTTGCTGGTAGCCCCTGCAGCGGCGGCGTTCCAATCCCCGCCTGCCGTAGACTCCCTGGCGTAACCGTTGCCAACTGGTTCCGCTATGCCGCTGGCATCGTCTGTCGGGTCCGCTGTAGACAGCGCGATGTAAGTGGTCGGCATCGTGAAGCTGGTCTTGCCGACGAGATGATCCAGAATCTTAGCCTCTGCGTAGTCTGATGCGCTTCCCATCGTGTCAGCCTCCTATTCTCACCCTGCCGCCTTGAGCGCGCAGGTATGCAACCACCATCGCGTCGATCTGGTCGTCGTGCTTGCCGCCAGGGAACGCCCCACACTCGGCCAGGAACGCAGCATTCCACGGCCCACGCACGAGGTTCACCTTGCCACTCTCGAACAGAGGCTCGATAGGCGCAGCACGCGCCACCTTATCCCTGGTAGGCGTCACAGGGTAGACCACGGCCTTGCCCGCCAGGAGCGTGCGTATCTGCTCGAATGCGTCCTTGTAGCCGGCCACACACTCAATGCCGACATGCGTGCCGGGGCCGTCACTGAGCGCCGTGTCCACGATCCGAGCGTTGCGCTTGCCTACCGACCATTGGCCTTTGGTGACGTCGTCGATCCACAGCTCGCCGTTGAGGGCCAGCTTGACGCCGGCTGTGAAGTCGGGATCGTCTTTCGTGCGCTGCTTCTCAGTGCTCGCAAGGTCCCAGCCGCGCGCCCACAGCAGGCCATCCGGGGCCTTGTCCACGATGTTCACGAGGTCCGCGCGGAACATGTTGCCTCTGCGCGGGTGCGGGTCACCCTGATACAGCGCCTCCCATGCGTAGCTGCCGAGGGTGGACTTCTGCTCCAGGTAGTATTGAGGCGAGAACCGCTCCGGGAACAGGTATGCGCCATCCTCATCCTGCGCCGGGAACCGTACCAGCTCGAAGCGCGGGAAGTCCGGGTCGTCCTCTTGCGCCTTGATGATGCGGCCCACCAGGTCGTCCTCATGCCAGCGCGTGCAGGGGATCACGATTCCACTGACAGGCGCGCGGCGGGTGACCAGGTCGTTACGGAAGCTGTCCCATACCTTGTCGCGGATCAGTTCGCTCTCGGCCTCTTCCCGGCCTTTCAGGTAGTCGTCAATGGCCAGGATGTCAGCACCGCGCCCGGTGATGGTACCCCCGAGGCCCACCGCGTAGACGCCGCCGCCCTTGGTCGTGCGCCATGCTGCCAGCAGGCCCCGTGTCTCGTCAATGCCCAGGCCGTAGCGTGGGGCGACCTCAGCGTAGCAGCGCCGGGCCGAATGGCTCAGGTCGGTTGCAAGGTTCGCGCTGTAGCTTGCCAGTATGACCTCGTGCGCCGCAGTCTGCTCGGACCGCATCAAATGCCACGCGGGGAATCGCCGTGAGACAAGATCGCTCTTGCCGTGTCGCGGCGGCAC